ACCAAGTTCTTTGAAGACCTACAGGTTATGGAGCGCATTCTTAACCAGGATGTACCTGATAACCCCAGATGGTTTGGCCTGCTTTATTCTTTGGATGCAGGCGATGATTGGCGAGACCCTGCGGTCTGGCACAAAGCCAATCCCATGCACAACATTTCTGTCTCGCACGATGCGATTGCCGCTCGATGCGAAGAAGCCAAGATTAAGCCGGCTGCGCTTAACGAGTTTCTCTGCAAGACACTGAATGTCTATGTATCTGCCGAAACCGCTTGGGTAGACAGGTCTCACTGGGATGCGTCTGTAGGCTTAACTGATCGACAGCCAGAAGCTGTTTTTATCGGTTTTGACTTGGCAGCGACCCGAGATCTTAATGCGGTCTGTACGCTAAAACGATTTGGCGAAGATGATTACGAGGCCGAGTGGAAGTTCTTTTTGCCGGAGGACGGATTTGAACTCTTGCCGACTCATTACCAAGATATTTTTCGTCAGGCTATAAACTCTGGTCTCTTGCACATCACGGAAGGAAATGTTATGGACGACCGTGAGATTTCCGAGTATATTATTGGGCAAGGCCAGAAATACGACGTACGCGAAGTCGGATATGACGCGTACAACGCTGCTGCCCTGGTGGCGCGACTATACGAAGCAGGAATGCCAGTCAAGAAAGTTGGGCAAGGGATGGCGGTGTTAAGTAACCCATCCAAGCATGTAGAAAAGCTCATTCTTGGACGCAAAATTAAACACGATGGCAACCAGTTTTTAGGCCACCAATTGGGAAACTGCGAAGTGTTCACAGATGTGCAAGGCAACATCAAGGTAAAAAAGGCTGGTGTGGACAAACACGCCAAGGTCGATGGAATTATTGCCTTGATTATTGCGATGCACTGCTCACTTGATAACCCTGCCCCTAACGAATCGTACGGATTCAGGGTGTTTTGAGGACAAAAATGGGCATATTCGACAGATTCCGCAAGAAACCAACCCAAAATGAGTCGAATTCGTTGTTCGGCAACACCGTTTTGGGTAATAACGTCATGCTCCGTGGCAAGGGGCAAGGCTACGGATCTAACCAACTTCTCTATGTAACCACCTCTGCTGTCAACGAAGCTGGACGTTCGCTTGACATTACAACGCTTGCCAGAAACTCAACGGTCATGGCTTGCGTGGGAACCAAGGCTCGAGCGCTTGCTCAACTGCCTGTAAAGATCATGTCTAGGCAGGCCGATGGTACTTTAGTCGATACCCAGACGGAACCTGGGGTTCCAGAGCGCGAAAAGAACCGCGCAAAGTCGATCCTTAACTTGCTTTCCCAGCCTAATAATTTCCAGAGTCAATACGAGTTCTGGTATCAATTCACGATGTGGCATGAGCTTGCCGGTGAGACTTTCGTATTGCTCTGGAGAAAGAACGAAGCCGATCCTCAGCAGGTTCCGCTTGAAGTCTACGTTCTTGACTCGACGCTAATTGTTCCGCGTATCTCCGAGACGAGATACCCGTTCTATACGCTTACAAGCTCTTCCTACGGTTTTAACAAAGACGATCCGCTGCAATACTTCCAGGTTATGCACGTCAAGAGCGAGCCCTGGCAAGGTTCCTCTTCGTTCAACCGCTTGCAGGCTGTCGAGTTAATTTCGCTCGATCAAGACATTGATCTGTACTCCAACTTCATCATGCTTAACGGCGCAAAGCCTTCTGGCTTGTTCCGCACTGAGCAGGTCATACCGGATTCCAAGTTTAAAGAGATTGCGGCTAGGCTTAAAGAGGCATGGACAAACATGCTTAATAGTCAGCCGTCAGACTTAAGTAAGCCTGGGCAGTCGATGCTATTAGACCAAGGTATGATGTACGAAAGTATTAAGCCCTTGACGCTGCAAGACGTAGACGCACGAGAGCTGAAGAAACAAACAATGGCGCGTATTGCTGGCTTGTTTGGCGTTCCTCCGGCAATGATCGGCGTGGGTGAGTCCAAGTACAACAACACGCAGACGATGCTCGACGAGTTCTACAAGTCGACGATGATGCCGTTTATCACGAACATCGAGCAAAAGCTAAAGACAAGCCTTCTTGGTGGCTATCCAAATCTGTATGTGCAGTTTCAGACGCAGGATTTCCTCAAGGGCGCACCACTGGACCAGATGAACTATGTTGTGGCCGGAGTCAAGAATGGCATTCTCACGCCCAACGAAGCTCGAGACTATCTTGGGCTTGATAGCGTGGACGATGGTGATTCTCTGCTTGCTGCCGGTGGTGTTGATAAGTCTATTCCCGGCTCTTCGCCGCAGGATACTGGCGGTGGCGGAAATCTTAAGGTCGTAGGTAAGACCGGACGAGCTGGAAATGCTTAAGGATGTTTTAAAGCAGTTAAAGGAACAGGCTGACAAGAGAAAGCCTAAGCCTAAACCCGAAGATGGGAAAATGAAGCAAAAGGAACCAATACATGGCTAAGCACATTCAATTCTTCACCGAGGCAAAGGTTGAGCTTGGCCGTATGGCTGACGAGGCAACCGGCGAACCAACCGGCGAGATCGAGGCAACTCTGACAACCTGGGGCGCAAGAGAAGGCGCAGACGGGCGCAGATTCTTTTACACGCCAGAGGCTTTTGAAATGTGGCACGAAAGCTGGATGGAAGCCGGCAGGCCGCTCCCCATGTACTTCCAGCACTCAAGCGACATGATGCCGGTGGGCGAGTGGTCAAAGTTCGACATTACCGACGAAGGCATGACCGGAACTGGGAAACTCTTCCTGAATACCACGGCAGGATCAGATCTGTACACGATCATGAAGGAATCGCCGCGTATGGTCGGCGGTGTTTCTGTCGGTGCTTACGCTGACGAGTATCAAATGGTCGATGAGAGTGGCGAGCCTTTGACATCTGGCAGTGATGGTTATGACGGTTTTTTTCAAATTATCCGAGGCGGATTGGCTGAGGTTTCGATTGTGATGAACCCTAACAATCCTAAAGCCGAGATCTCAAGACTTGAATATTGGATGGACAACAAGCCCAATCCAAGAGTAATCGAGAAGGCACTGCGTGATGCAGGGCTTTCAAGAAAGGATGCAACCGCTGCATCTGCTTTGCTGAAACAGATTATTGAACAGCGTGACGCTGAATCTGCCAAGCAACCCGCCAATCCGAGTGAGTCGGACGCAGCGGTGAAACTGTTGGAGGCGCTCCAATACCGTGAGCTGCTGAAGGCAATCGCAACCCGATAAAGGAACTATCATGCTTGAGAAAGTCATTGAAAAACTAGATGCAATTGAAGCGTCCAACGCTGCAAAACTTGCTGAAACCGCTGAGGCTGTAAAAACTCAAGTTACCGAAGCTGTTCAGGCAGTTAAAGCAGAAACCGAGCAAAAACTTGCCGCTCTTGAGGCAAAGATTGCCGCTCCATCAATCATTCGACCCATCCACAAGACGATCCGCGGTGAGGCAAACCGTCGCTTCCGTGATGTGCTGAAAGAGTACGTGAAGGGTGGCAATCAGGTTGAGCGCGAAGTAAAGATCTTTGAATCGGTCGATCAGTTCGACGGGTATATCAAAGAAGCATCTGCGCTTACCGGTTCTGGTTACGACGTTGGTGGCCGTACCGCTTACGATCCTGTGTTTGCCGCTAAGCGTCTTGGCAATCCGATGATGAATATTTCCCGTATTGTTGCAACTGACGGTTCAGCCTATCAGTTTCGCGTGAAGCAGGGGAATTCTGGCGCTCAATGGGGGTATACCGTTCAAAATAACGGAACGCCAACAACTGAGTCAACGTCGATTTGGCAAGTGATCCTCAAAGACTTGAACGCACAGTTCCCAATCCGTACTGCTGCGCTTGATGACATTGACGGTCTTGAGCCCAACGTTGTTGACGACATGCTGATGGAATTCCAGCAGGCAATGGCAACCTCGATGGTCCAGAATAACGATCAGAGCGGAACCGGAACCTCGGTATCAACAGGCGGTGCTGATGGTCTGCGCGGTTTGGATCAGTATGCAGGCGCAAATGCAACCTACACGGGCGGCACAGTTTCCACGGCTTCTTTCGGAACCTCGGGAACGGCAACTACCAACGGTCTGCATAGCCTTGCGACGTATGACCAGTTGACCACCAACGCAAACACTGTCGGTGCAAATAACATCGTTTACAAAGACGTTGTTAACTTCATCTACAGCTTGCCACAGCAATACTGGACCCCGACCGCTCGCTTCATGATCAACCCAATCTTGTTGCAGGGCATCCGTGGTTTGGTTGACGATCAGAAGCGTCCGATCTATATCGACGGCTTGGCTCGTGATGATGGCATCGTTGGTAAGTTGCTTGGCTTTGATGTGGTGGTCAACAAGTATGTCGACAATCCTTCTCAGCCCACAACCGGCGCTGCTGGCACAACTTCCTACTATCCGATGTATTTCTGCGATTGGCAGTTGTTCCACACCATCGTTATGCGTCTGAGCATGGTTCTGCGTCGTTATGACCAGACGCTCCCAGGCTCGATCACGTTCTACGGCGAGACTCGTGCAGCTACTTCGGTGCGCGATCCTAACGCTGGCGTACGTTATCGCTCGACTGGCACTGCGGCTTAATTTAAGAGGGCGAAAGCCCTCTCCCTCTATGGAGAGACTATGAAACAGGTTATTTTAGAAGGGCTTAAGCAGGCTCTCCACGAGGGCAAAGCCAAGGTGAACCTCGCTGAAGCCTCAGCCCTTACGGGCTCGGGCTCCGGCGTTGGTGGCCGGGTCTATAACGAAGATGTCTTTGCAAGTCTGCGTTACTGGAACCCTTTCCGGGTTTACGCTAACCAGACGATGACCTCGGATTCGGATATTCAGTTTGTTGTTAAGACTGGTAATGCGGCTAACTCTACAAACCCTTGGGGCTACACGGTAAACGCTAACAGCGGATCACCGAATATCGCCACCAGCATTTGGCAGCTTCCCATGCGCGTCATTTCGGCTCAGATGCCGATTCGTGCGGCGGCGATGAGTGACATCAACGGTCTTGATGCTGCGCTCGCTGAAGATCTTGCAATGGAATTTAGCCAGATCGAAGCCGCGTCAATGGCGATCAATAACGATCAGGCAGGATCGACCACTACAAGCACAGGCGCAACTAACGGTCTGCGCGGTCTTAAGATGTACGCGGGAACAGCGGGTTCTACTGCGGCTTATGGCAGCTCAGGAACGGCCATTACTAACGGCATCCACACGCTCAATACGGTCGGTTATGGTCATGCTGGCGGGATCGAGTGGGAAAGCCTTGTGGATGTTGCCAACGCTCTTCCAGGTCAGTTTTGGAGAATGCCTGGAACGGCGTGGATGATGCACCCAACCGCATTACAGACTCTGCGTGAATACACTCATGCTGGCAATTCTTATGCGCTTGTTGAAACGGGCGAGGATGGCGAAGGTCCGGGTGTCAACATCATGGGCTGGCCGGTCATTGTCAATCCCTACTTAGATGCCCCAGCTATCGGAGCTTCTCCCATTTACCTAGCCAACTGGCCTCGGTTTATGTGGATCGTTGATTATTCGGAGATGACGCTGCAACGCATGGAGCAGACGCAGCCTGGGACAATTACGATCTACGCTGAAAAGCGTTTGGTCTCGACTGTGCGTGATGTAACCGCTGGCGTTCGTTTGATCGGAACCTAACATGCCAAGTCAGCTACAGGGTAATTTCGGAGCGGGTTCGCGTAACCCGTTCAACTACCAAAAGGTAGTGCAATCAAACCGTGACATTGTTACGCAATGGCTCACGCTCGACGAAATCACCAACCAGCTCAATTTGTTTGCAGATGAGTCGCAGGATACTTATCTGGAATCGCTTGAGCTGGCTACGCGCATGGCAATTGAGGACTATCTAGGTGTACCGATCTGTAACGTGACTTATGAAGTTGGTTACATGATCTCGGGTTTGATGGCAGCTCCGGTTTCACTAGACTTTCCAGAGGTGTCGCAAAACGGCGTAAGGATTAACACCGTTAAGTATTACAACGACCTTAACCCGCCGGTTCTTACGACCATCTCAAGCTCAAACTATTACTACGATCCAACAGGAAACAAGTTGGTTTTGTTTGAGGTCCCCAACAACATCAATACTTACATGACTGCGCCGATGCTGTGCCAGTACACCCTTCAGGGTAGCGTCATCGGCCAGTACCCTGTGGTCAAGCAAGCCGGTCTTTTGCTTCTCACGCATTTCTACAATAACCGGTCCGCCATTGCTGAAATCCAGCACAAACAACTTCCGTGGGCGATTGACCAGTTGTTGAGACCTTACAAGCCGCTGGTGATGTAATGGTCTTACGCGTCGATCAAATCACGATTAACAATCTGACGTTTGGAGTCACTAATCTTGGTGAACAAACAACGACAGAGACTGCGTGGTTTCAGACTCGCGCAAAAACAAAGTCTGTCCATAACCGGATCAAGACTCTGGAGCGGTTCAGGCAATACGACAACATGATGGATTTTGTCGTCAATTACACGCCTAACATTCGCACAATCTCGGACGCGCAAGAGGCTTACAGCATTACGTTCAGAGAAAAATCTTGGCGTATTGCCGAGGTCTACGAACATGACGATAGGCAGTGGGTAACCCTCACTTGCTATCGCAACGAACCGACAACGGCTGTGTGATGGGTCAGAATTCCGCGATTACCTATGCCCAAGCAATACAGGCCCAGTTAAATACGGTCTGTACGCCCACGCCGGTTTACGCTGTGTTTAACCGCAACTTTGCAACCGAGCCGACGTTTGTTACTTGGCAGCTTAGAGATGTGCATCAGCCTGTTTATACCGGCCCTCAGTCTGTGAAAGGTATAGATAGGCCAGTCTTTCAGGCATCAGTCTTTGCGCAGCAAATGGCTAATTGCTATGCAAAGGCTCAGCAGATTGTTGACGCATTACACGGCTATCAAGGAACTTTTGGCGGCTTGTTTTTTGTGGCAAAAGTTGATGTTGATTGGCTGTTTCATACATACGATAATGACAACAAGTTACATCAAATCGTTTTAGATTGCACGTTAGATATTCCTTCATGAGGTGAAAAATGGCACTCCCTAATAAAGTTTTACCCGGCTTTTCAGCCTCTCTATATTGCCAGCCGGGGGCTACGCCAACCGTTGTACCAATTACGGATTTGGACGATCACACAATTATTTCTGCCTTGGCTATTTCCAGTAATTTAGTTCCGGTAGAAGCAATTCCCGCCTTCGGTCAAGACGATGCTGTTGCTAACTTTGCGGTTGCTGGCTCGCGTCAATCTGACAAAATCCCAGTTCAGTCTGCTCCAACGTCTATGACAGTTGTGGCCGCTTGGAATCCTGCTGACACAAACCTTCTTTTGCTTCGTGGTGACGCGTACAACGGAACAATTGACCGCACGTTTATCATTAAAGCTACAGACGGAACCAATAACGTCTACTTTGCTTTCAATGGCCGTGTCAGTCAGTGGACAATTGATCCCGCTCCGGGCGCAGAAGCACAAGTTACATTCACAATACACCCGCGAGGGAACCAATATGGTTGGTCAAACAACACTTGATGAGCTTGTCGCTTTGATGGCCGAATTCCGTGGCGACCTTCACGATATGGCAAAAGGGCATCCCTTTACCTTACAAGAGGTGGATGCCGCCCTATCGGAAGCCAGCCCCGGCGGTGCCGAAGCAGTCTGTCTTTCTGTGCTGAGGGCTCATGCAAAGAGCGAGTGATGATTTATTGAGTTATCTCATCGCTCAAGCCCAAACCGGAGCTAAGAACTGGTTTGGGTATCCTCAACAGCGTTTGATTAACATCAATCTCTGTCACAAGATAGCAGAAGCTCATGCGCCTGACATGACTCCAGAAGAGGTCGTGAATTACGTCACTAAGCTGAACGATCTTATTTACAAGCGGATTGTTACCAATGGAGTTTGAGGTAAAAGGGCTAAGGGAGCTGGAGAAAACGCTTCTGGACATGCAGCAAGAATTTGGCTCTACTGCGGCCAAAAGATCCTTGGTGCCCGCTCTTAGGAAAGCTGTTGTTCCCGCAAAAGACTACATTAAATCAATTGCGCCTGTAGATACTGGTCGCATGAGAACAACGGTTCGTGCTGGCGCTAAGGTTGCATCCGGCAAAGACAAGAAGAGAAAGTATCTAAACCAAAATACGCTTGCTTTTGGTTATGTTGATGTTGGTGTCAAGTATTACGACGAGAAGGGCGAATACCGGCCTGCAACCGAAGCTCGTGAATATGGGACGGCAGACCAAGCGGCCACACCTTTTATAAGGCGTGGTTTTCAAACTGCTATACCAAACATGTTAGAAATACTAAGACAAGATCTAGGCACTCATTTAAACAATTGGGCAGCAAAACAAAGGGCGAAAAGATGAAACTACACGAACGTCTGGGCGGATTCCAGAGAAAAAAATACAAGACAATTCAGTTTAACGGCCACGATTTAGAAGTCTATGTTCCTACTCGTAACGAGATGCAGGAACTGATGGCAAAGATGCGTAAGCCTTCAGATGAAGTTGTCGAGGCTGAGTATCAAGCGCTCTTGCAATCATTGTGGGAGTTTGCCACGCCATCCGACGAAGGCATTACGGTTTCCGATCAGGATGTGATTGTGCAAGGGTCCAGCATGAGGACTACCGCGCGTTACAAAGCCATTCAAAAGATGCGCGAGATTGCAATGATTTCGCTTGTCGGGTTTAAGGAAGGCGAAGATTTATTTGCCCTGTCTTATGACGATATTTCTGAAACGCTGTCCGAGGTTGATATCAAGCATCTTGTGGAGCTTGTGCAAAAGACAGTTGATCCCTCTTACGAAGAAACGAAAAAAAACTAACTGGGTCGCTATATCTTCAGATTAGAGCTGCTGCAATATTCAACGGACAGCGGCCAGAAGTCTTTGATAATCTTGATGTAGCGACCGTAAGAGCGTTAGAATTGATGTGGCGCGACGGCATGATAGGTGGCAGGCAAAACCTCATGCTTATGTCGCACCTGATGGCGATTGTCTGGAACATTGGGTCTTCTTTCTCGCGCAACGCACAGTCTAAGAAGCCTCAAGAGTTTTTCCCGCACATGGAGGAATATTTCATACCTCCAAGCAACATGACAAGACAAGAGCGCGATTTTCTAGCATTCACTTCGTTGCCAGGATTTCGCAAAGAGTTTCTTGACATCTTAGGGGGAAACAATGGCAGGTAAGATGATCGCCGGTTTACAAGTCGGCCTGGGCCTTGATAGCGCAGAGTTCAAAAAAGGCGCTGACGAAGCCAAGAAGAAAGCTCAAGAGCTAGGCCAAACGCTTGAATCTACCGGCCAGCAAACAAGGTCTTACTCATCCGCATTAAACGATGCGGCCAATGCAAAAAAGAACTTTCAATATAACCTCAGAAATATTGGTTATCAAGTTCAGGACTTTTCTGTACAGGTAGCCTCTGGAACGTCGGCGGCTCAAGCCTTTACTCAGCAGCTTCCGCAGCTTTTAAGCGGATTTGGTACGTTAGGCGTGGTTCTTGGTAGCCTTGCGGCAGTCGGTATTCCGTTAATTACTGTTGCATTCTCAAGCCTTACAAAAGATGTAAAAACTCTTGAGGACGCGACGAAAGACGCATCAAGCGCCGCCGCTCAATTTGTTGCTGCCAACAATAAAGCCGCTTTATCGCTGAAAGATATTGGCGAGAGTTATTACAGCGATGCCGCGCCAGCTTTAAAGGCTTTGTATCAACAGCTTTACGACATATCAAAGCTAAAGCTTACTAACGAAATCAAAGAGTTCACTAAGGCGCTGACAAATGAATACGCGCCTATATGGAAGTTAGCGCTCCCCGAAATCTTCAAGCCTTTTATGGATTCTCCTATAGAGAAGCTATCTAAGGATCTTGGTGTTTCTCAAGAGGAAGCCAAAAAGCTATTTGAAGAGTTAAGAGCATTTGACCAAAATAAACGCACGTTTGAAGAGCTGCGCGACTTTGTTTTAAGCCTTGCACTCAACACAAAAGAAGCGACTAAAGAAGGTGCTAAGTTTAGAGAGCAGCTTCTGCAAACAATCACAACCATACAAGAAGCGCAGGCCGCGAAAAGCGAAACTCAAAAGAAAGAAGAAAGCGAAGCCGAGAAAAACGCTAAGCGCCAAGCCGAAAGAACCAAGGCATACATTGATGGGCTGGACGCTCAGATTCGCAAGTTACGCGAAGGTGAAGATGCTGCTTTGCGATTTGAGGCCGCGAAATATGGTTCAGAAGCTCTGCAAAAGGCTAATGAATTGATTGCTGCCAAAGCTGCAAAAGAGGTAGAAAAGCCTGAGTTTTTGACGGCTATTTTTGGTACGGACGAATCTAGAAAAAACTTTTTAGCCGAAGTTCAGGCTGACATTAAGGAGGCCGCTAAAGATCTTGACTATGGCGCGTTATTTCCTAATGCTGATCCATTTGACAAGCCAAGTTCTCCTGGCAAAGGGCAGTCTTATGAGGAGATGCTTGCGCTTGCTAGAAAAGAAATTGAAGCTTCCCTGACACCGTTAGAAATACTCGGTGAAAAGCTACAGCGAGTCGATCAGTTATTGTCAGAAGGTTTTATCACTGAAGAACAATACTTCAAGATTGTCAACAAATACTTTGCCGACATGAAGGGTCAGATTGATCCGATGAAGGAATTACTGGAAGACCTTCGTGACGGGTTTAAGAGTCTTGGCGCTGAAATTGTCGATGCGTTTATGCGCGGTAAGTCAGCCGCCGAAGCTTTCAAAAACTTAGCTAAGAGTTTGTTTCAGCGGTTTGCAACAAGATCTTTAAACCGGTTTATTGACTCATTCTTACCTGCTGGCGGTTCATTCATGGACCTGTTTAAAGCCAGTGGTGGACCGGTTAATAGCAATCAACCTTACATTGTTGGCGAAAAGGGCCCTGAGCTATTTGTGCCGAAATCAAGCGGCACGATCGTCCCTAACAACGCGCTTGCGGCCACAGGCGGTAGCGTTGTTTATAACATTCAGGCGATTGACGTTAAATCGTTCGAGGAACGAATTATGGGCAGTAATCGAGCGGTCTGGGCTGCGAATGCCTACGCTCAGAAATCACTCTCACCGAGAGGTCGAGCATGAGCTTTCAAACAATCTTAGACATTTCTCAGTCTATTACGGTCAATAACCGCAGGATGGTAGGCCAGCAATATTCTCGGTCAGGGCAGGTCAGAACGGCGCAATATGTAACCGCTGTACCTTGGGTGTTTACAGTCAAGCCTCACTCGTTCTTGTACTACCCGCAGGTTCGCGATGTCATCCAGACCATTGATAACCTGGACAGGCAAACGGCGGCGACCATCACGTTTAGCTCGACAAACCTTTCATGGTTTACAAGCTATCAAGGCGAACTGACAAGCGTACAAGCGGCGGCACTTACCCTTGCTTCTGTTCCGGCCGCAAATGCAACTACGATTTCTGTCGGCAACCTTCCCTCAGTTGCAAGCTCAACGATTGTGTTTAAAGCCGGTGATTTTCTTCAGCTTGGAAGTTACGCATACAAGGTCACGGCACAGGTGCTGAGAGGCTCAGGATCAACCGTTAGCGTGACTTTGCATAGACCGGTGATAGGAACGCCCACTGCTGGGACGTTGACCGCTGTAGGCTCTGCTTGCACGTTTTCTGTGGTCGCTGAGGTTTGCCCAACATACACCTTAAACCCCATGACGAATGGCGCGTTTGTTGATTGGGACTCTGATTTCGTCTTTAGGGAGAACGTGCAATGAGTACCCCTATGACGGCGCTAAATAGCGCAAGCATTACCCACGGCGAATTTGTAAAACTAGTAACAGCTTCTGCGACCTATACGTTCTGTAATGCGGCTGCTGCTATCACTGTTGGCGGCAATACATTCTCGGGCCTCGGGAGCCTTCTTTCTGTTGGTGCGGTAAACCGAGAAATTAAGGCTACGTCAGTTGATATGGTGATAGGTCTCATAGGCATTGATCCGACTAACGTTAACTTGGTGCTTGGTGCTGACATCAAGGGATCGACGCTAGAGGTGTGGCGCGGATTCTTTGACTCCAATTATCAAATCATCACGAGTCCTTCAACGCAGTTCTTCAAGCGCTACCAGGGGATCGTTTCTAACATCAGCTTGACTGAAGATTGGAACGAAAACATCAGGAGTAGAACCGTAACTGCTTCCATTTCTTGCACATCATTCAGGGCCATCTTAGAAAACAAGATTAGCGGCATTAGAACGAACATAAATAGTTGGCAACAGTTATATCCAAGCGATCCATTGCTTCCGAGGGACGCAAGCATGAGCCGTGTGGCTGCAATCTCTGGTCAATATTTTGACTTTGGTGCTAAACCTCAAACTGGCTCCCAGGCTTCTCCTGGGTCAGATGTAGTAAGCGGTGTTGAAAATGACAATCAAAGGGTTATCGATCAGATCGGACAAATTGGACAATGAGATACGCGACAAAATACGACATGCCTCACCTAATCGACATGATGAAAGCCTACGCAGAAGAAGCAGGAATAAAAGCACTAAAACACAATCAGAACGAAGGCCATGTCCGTTCGCTGTTTTATCAGATGCTAAAAGGCCGCGGCTTTATTTTGGTGGACGATCAGCTAAGAGGTTTTTTGGCCGCTTATGTCACTTGTAACTTTTGGAATAGCGCCGTCAAGGAATTACACGAAGTGGCGTGGTGGGTCATGCCGGAATATAGAGACACATCTATTGGCGGCAGGCTTTGGCTGCGGTTCAATAAATTAGCCCAAGACATGCTTGACCAAAAGCGAGTTCAGATTGTCTGTACGAGTCTTATGCCCAGCTCACCAGAAATTGACTACACAAGATACAAATTTGCACCACTGCAAGCGACCTTCTTTCGAGAGTAGATCATGCCAGCATCCATCGTTTTATCAGCCCTTGGCGTTACGTTACAAGCTGGATCTATAGCTTTAGCGGCTGCGACATTTGCAATTAACTTTGCAGTGTCCTATGTCGTCACAAGGGCGTTTGGTAGCAAGCCGTCCCAGGCTCAGGACATGGGCGCTCGGCAGCAAATGCCGCCGGCTAATAACAATTCAATCCCTGTCGTTTATGGCAGCGCATGGTTAGGCGGTACGTTTGTTGATGCCGTTCTCTCCACAGATCAAAAGACGATGTATTACGTCATTGCGATCTCTTCCATCTCTTCAGATGCGTCTGCAACCTTTACTTATGATCGAACTAAGTTTTACTACGGCGACCGTCTTATAACATTTGATAATACAGATCAAACAAAAGTCATTTCGTTGACAGATGGCGACGGCAACGCAGACACGAAAATTAGCGGCAATCTTTACATCAGCCTTTACACCTCAACTCAAGCTGGTGTTATCACCGCTGTAAACGGTACGGCTCCCAATGTATTTATGGGCGGCGCAGATATTCCTGCTGCCTTACGTTGGCCTTCGTCTGGTAGGCAGATGAATGGTTTGGCGTTTGCCATTGTCAAACTTAATTACAACGCGGATGCAGGGACGACCGGTCTACAGCCAATCACGTTCTACTGCACACACTTGCCAAAAGGCGGATCAGAATGTAAGCCTGGAGATGCTTGGTACGACTACATGACCGATGATCGTTATGGCGCAGGCATGACGGGCCTTGTGGATTCCGCAAGTGCTACAGCTCTCAATACTTACTCCGATCAGACTATCACCTATACGCCTTCTGGCGGCGGCTCAGCGACTCAAGCTCGATACCGAATTAACGGTGTTGTAGACACAGGTAAACCAGTGTTAGACAACGTCGAGAAGATGTTGGAGTGCTCAGACTCATGGATGGCCTATAACGCTGCCTCGGGTCTTTGGTCGATCATCATTAACAAAGCAGAAAGCTCTACTTTTTCGTTTAATGATTCAAATCTTATCGGTGAGATCAGGGTCTCTGCAATCGACATCAATCAGCAGATCAACCAGATTCAGATTGAGTTTCCATCAAAGGACAATCGAGATCAGCCGGACATGGTTTACATGGAGACTCCAGCGATCCTTCGGTATCCCAATGAACCAGACAACAGACAAACGACAAGCCTGGAGTTTTGCAACAACTCAGTGCAGGCTCAATACCTTGGTAACCGACGCTTGGAGCAGGCAAGAGAAGATTTGATTGTCACGATCACATCTTCCTATCCTGGCATTCAGGTAGACGCTGGCGATGTTGTTGACATCACTAACGCTGACTACGGATGGACGAATAAACTCTTCCGCGTCATGAAGGTGTCGGAGGCGACTGTCGATGACGGCAACCTCGGCGCGACACTAGAACTTTCCGAGTACAACGCAGACGTTTATAACGATGCAAGCATCACAGCATTTGCTCCTGCGCCTAACTCCAGCCTTCCATCTCCGACATTTTTTTCTTCGCTAAATGCTCCTGTGCTTGGAGACCTTGCGCCTTCTGCTGCGCCTCCGACTTTTTCCGCTACCTGCACGATGCCCACTACGGGACGCGTGACAACCGTTACTCTTTTCTATACATCTAGCGCAACGCCTTCAGCCACAGACTGGAAAGTCATGAGCACTCAGGTGTTGAGTAACGGATCTATTTTTGCAAACGGATCAACAGTAAAGTTTGAGAACTTACAGATTGCTGGCAACACTTGGTACTTTGCATTTTCAGTTGCAAATGAATCTGCGAAAAGCTCGCTATCTGCAACTAGTGCGCCACTTGTGTGGTCTCCTACAGGCATGGCCGGGCCAACAGGACCGGGCGGTGCCACGGGGCCACAGGGGCCCCAGGGTCCACAAGGTAACACCGGACCAACTGGAGGTTCTGGACCTACAGGCGGATCTGGATTGATTGGGATTGCTTTTATCAACGCTTATCTCGTTCAATCGCAAACGGCAGCAACGCCTACATTTACGACACCAACGTCTGGTTCGTCCGTTCCGCTAGGCTGGTCTTCCACGATGCCTTCACTTACGATCGGGCAGGTGCTTTGGTATCTCCAAGGCAGATATAACGCCAATGGTGTTGCGGTCGACGGAGTTCCTGCTAACTCGACGGCATGGACAGGGCCAATAGCCGCGTCGGTATTTCAGAGCATTCTGTCCGATAACTATAACGGGCCGATTCCACCAACATCATCTAGCTACGGAACGGCTGGCTGGTATCTTGATAAAACGTCAGGCGGTCTTTACGCTTCCGCTGCTTATCTTAGGGGCGAGATTGCTTCTGGCACTGGCGCGAATCGCATCACCATTAATAATTCCAACAACCTCGAGATACAGGGTTATACGACTTACGGTGGGGCGACGCCTTGGTTCTCTCTTGGGGTTTCGGGTTACGACAACACGATTTTAAAAATCAACGCAGTTAATTACCCTTTTAGCGACTCCCCTGTAGTTTTTAATGGCGGCGCTAGCGGACAATTTACCGCGCAAATTGTTAATGGAGCGGGCTCGCCTTTAGTTAAAGGCTTAAAACTTTCGAGCTTTGTTGCGGAGGCTTTGGTTGTAGAAAAAACCAGTTCGACAAGCGGCAACGCGTCTACGTTTGCCAACGCCAACGGCTACGCGATCAGGATCACTTCTGGTGGTATTGCTGCTAATACTTATTACTTCCCAAACACATCTTCCGGCTTTACGCAGATCCAAAACATCCCAAACAACACCACAACATTTTTGAGGGGTGATGGCAGTTGGTCTGCTGGCGTTGCAGGGCCTACGGGTCCACAGGGCCCTCAAGGGCCTCAAGGGCCTCAAGGTGATCCTGGACCGCAAGGAAATACAGGTCCTACGGGACCGGCTTCCACAGTTCCGGGGCCTACGGGTCCGCAGGGAGTTACGGGACCTACTGGGGCGGCATCTACGGTTCCTGGGCCTACCGGACCGCAAGGGGCCACAGGCCCTACCGGTGCCACGCCTTCGCTTCCAGACCCTTGGACAAATAGCATTGCGCTTTCTTCTGGCAAGACTGCAAGTTTGCGCGGCACATCGTTTGCAGATAATTCCTGGGTATTCACAAACAGCTCGGGAAGTTATGCCGCAGGATCGAATCTTGTTCTTTACACAAGTGGCGCATCTCAGACCTGGACATTCAACACTAACGGGAATGCGTACGCTGACGCTGGATCATGGGTAAATTCGTCAGACAGAAATCTAAAAGAAAACATACAGGACTACACAGGCGGCTTGCAAAAGGTTCTGCAACTTCAGGCCGTAAGATTTAACTACATAGGACAGACCGATCCGCACTTAGGATTTATCGCGCAAGATGTGCAGTCTGTCATCCCTGAAGTGGTTTCTCAGATCGAAACCCCAAAGGGGACGAGGCTGGGTTTAGCGATGCCTGAGATGATTGCGGTATTGACAAATGCAATCAAAGAGCTTGAACAAAGGATTGCGGCTTTAGAACAAAAGCCTTAGAATCTAGAAAAGACAAGATAGCCCATCGTTTGCTGAGAGTGGCTTAGCGAACGTCATTTACCGAGCGAGGGAATAGTGGCGATCTTTAGCAAGAACACCCTGACGCAAGTCAGCGGTTTTAATAACCAGATTATCGCTGGTGAGCTTGTCTACAACCAGAAAACTTACTGGAATCTGACGCTCAATAATGAAGATGGTACGCCAAGGAATCTAACTGGCGCGACTATCACAAGCCAAATCTTACGTCGGCAACTCTCAAACGTTCGTGATTCTCGATATGGACTTACGTTTGATATTGCAGATTTCTCTCCTCCGCCCTCCCCTGTAAGCCTGACCATCACAAATCAAAATCTGTCCGGTGGATCTTTTACGCTGGTCATTGACGAATCGGCATGGTCGGTGCTTTCGACGGATACAGAGCTTGACATCAACGCTGCTAACCCAGTTGGGTTTTCCGGCAATATCACAATCGCTATCCCTGCAAGCGGATCAACGCCAGCACAAGACTTAATTGTGTTTTTGTTGTTCCTCATTAGATCTAACGGGGTGACAAATTGAGCGATATTGATCTGGTAGTGGGCGGCGCAAGCCAGATAACGCTTGTCGTCGATCAGGGAGTAATCGGTCCGACGGGTCCGGCGGGAGCGGGAGCGGACATTCCTGTATCTAATGCAGGTACACAGATTACGTCTGGCCTAACCTCGCTCAACATTACAGGCCCGGGAGCCACCGCTACGGCAGTGGGTGGCGATGTCACGGTGACTATTGTTGGCGGCGGAGCCACGGGTCCTACAGGGCCGACCGGTAGTGCAGGACCCACTGGTCCAACAGGGCAGCAAGGCCCGACCGGAGCTGCTTCCACAACACCGGGACCAACAGGCCCTACAGGCGCGTCTGGTTCTAGTGGCCCGACCGGACCTACAGGCGCAGCATCTACCGTAGCCGGACCTACCGGCCCGACTGGAGACGTTGGCGCTAGCGGACCGACAGGTCCTACTGGGGCGGCTTCGACTGTTCCGGGCCCGACTGGTAGTTCAGGACCCACAGGGGCATCCGGCCCTACAGGACCTACCGGCCCAGCGGGAACGGGCACTAATATTTCTGTAGCCGATGAAGGCGCCATTATTACGACCGGCGTTGTCAGCTTTGACTTTGTCGGTCTTGGTGTCGCTGCGACCGCTGTTGGCAACGCGGTTACGGTCAATATTCCTGGTGGAAGCTTTGGGCCTACAGGTCCTACTGGAGCAATCGGACCTACAGGACCGACTGGCGCCAATGGTTTAGACGGCCCCACAGGGCCTACTGGGAGTGCAGGGGCAGCAGGACCTACAGGGCCTACAGGGGCGCAAGGGGATATTGGCCCTACTGGTGCTCAAGGCGTAGCCGGACCTACTGGTCCCACTGGGGCGAGCGGATCAAATGGTCCTACCGGACCTACTGGAGCCCAGGGAATTGCTGGACCCACAGGCCCTACTGGGGCGAATGGTATAGATGGGCCAACCGGACCGACAGGAAGTTCTGGCGCTGCTGGACCTACCGGTCCAACCGGAACTTCTGGTGCAGCCGGGCCCACGGGACCAACTGGTGCTGAGGGGGTTGCCGGCCCCACAGGCCCAACCGGATCGCAGGGTATTGCTGGCCCGACAGGACCCACGGGAGCCAACGGTGCAGCAGGTCCGACGGGACCCACCGGGACTTCCGGAGTTGCAGGCCCTACCGGTCCCACGGGAGCTCAGGGTGATATTGGACCCACGGGATCTTCTGGACCTACCGGACCTACTGGGACTACAGGAACGAGCGGGCCCACAGGACCAACGGGCAGTGCGTCAACAGTAGCAGGGCCTACCGGCCCAACAGGACCCGCTGGTACTGGCACTAATATCTCGGTGTCGGATGAAGGCTCTCTATTAACTTCCGGCGTTACGAGCTTTGACTTTGTTGGCTCAGGTGTGACCGCGTCTGCTGTAGGAACGGCTGTGACCGTGACGATTAGTGGCGGTGGCGGCGGTGGTGGAACTTCTTACGCCACTTACACCTACACAGGTGATGGATCAACGACAAGTTTTGCCGGTGCGTCTGGCATGACGGTGGATAACGTCCTAGCCATTCTGAACGGTGTCACACAAGAGCCAACCACTGACTACACGATTTCCGGTACGAATGTGGTGTTTGGTACGGCACCAGCGAACGGTGAGGAGATTCAGATCCGTTTGATGGGCGGTGGTGGTGGCGGGGGTGGTTCTTCAGTCATTCTTGAAAACCAGCAAACGATTTCAAGCAATTACACAGTCACAGATGGTAATAACGGCCTAAGTGTTGGGCCTGTAACAATCAGCACCAACGTCACAGTGACCGTAGGCACTGGTGAAAAATGGGTCGTTTTAGAGTTCTAAGGAGCTAATGATGTCTTCAATTATTATCAAGGGCAATGCAAGCGGGGCTGGCTCTAACACGCTTCAGTCAGCCAATACCAGCTCTGCCCTAACGCAAACGCTGCCGCTTACTGACAGCACAACGCTTGGGTATTTGAATGCCCCCGTGAATGAGCAGTCGGCGGCTTATACAGCAGTCGAGGCCGATGCTGGTAAGGTTATCTTCCACCCCTCGACAGACGCTAACGCAAGGACGTTCACGATCCCTGCTAATGCTTCGGTGGCTTATGCAACGGGTACGGTGTTGACGTTTATCAACATGACCTCGCAGGTTGTCACGATTGCGATTACGAGCGATACCATGTACTTGGCTGGCACAGGATCTACGGGATCACGGAGCCTTGCTCAGTACGGTATTGCTACCGCTGTGAAGATGACTTCAACGACTTGGTTGATCTCTGGCAACGGTTTGACCTAAGGGGTTGTTATGACAGGCATACTCAACGCCCTTATTGCGGGTGTATCTGGCGCAGTCAAAGACGCTTACTTCAACCTTGTATCGTTACTCCTCCCAGGCAACGGCACTAACGGCGCTCAGAACAATACGTTCTTAGATGGTTCCAGCAATAACTTCACCATCACCCGCAACGGCAACACAACGCAAGGCACGTTCTCGCCGTTCAGCCAGACTGGGTGGGGGAATTATTTCAATGGTTCTAGCTCAATCTTAGAAACTTCGACATCTATTTTTGGCACTTGGAGTACCGCAAACGCTTCGACCACAACAGCCACGATTGAGGCTATGGTTTATGTGAATGCCCTTCAGTCAGCCCCAGCAAACGCATATCTAAACCCTTCAATAATTGCTAAAGGTAATACGTACCTTAACTTCTCAGTCAATTCAACGGGCAATATTGTTTTATTCCATTACGACGGCAGTTTTAGGTACATAACCAGCAGTGGAACAATACAAGCCAACACTTGGAATTACGTTGCCGTAACCATAACCGGAGGTACGGCGACTATTTACATAAATGGAACATCAAGCGGATCAGGCACTTGGTACGGCATTCAAACAGGCGGTCTTGTCGCTCCAACTTATATTGGTCAGACCCCAACAGGGCAGTATTGGAATGGTTATATTTCTAACTTAAGGGTTTCATCAACAGTCAGAACCATAGCAACGCCATTAGTACCGTACACAAACGATGGCAATACGTCTTTGCTAACTTGTCAATCCAATCGTTTTCGTGATGCCAGCACAAACGGCTACACAATCACTGCTTCAGGCTCACCCTCCGTCACCCCCTTCTCCCCCTTCGCCCCTACACAGTCCTACTCGGCATCAGCAGTGGGTGGTAGCGGGTACTTCGATGGGAATGGTGACTGGTTAAATCCAAACGCAACATCAGCAAATTTAGCTTTAGGTTCGGGCGATTTCACTATTGAGTTTTGGTTGAATACGTCTAGAGGGGCAACAAGGCAGTACATTTTTGATTTTCGTAACAACGGCAGTACAGGATCTATATCCCCTACGACCGCACCTGCTTTGATTTGGGGGGATGACGGCGCTGACAATAATGGTAACTGGCTACGTTATGTTTCTTTATCAAACGGAAGTATAGCTGCAAGCGCAGACTTGCTTGGGGTTACGTTATCAACAATATCAAACCAATGGAATCATATTGCCGTTGTTAGGTCGTCTGGGACGGTGTATGGCTATTTGAATGGTGTTAGAAAAAACTCAGTAGCAGACTCTACCAATTTCAATGTTAATTGCTCTGTATCAATTGCAGCCGTCTTCCTTGGGAGTGCAAATTATTTAGGGAACATAAGCGACTTCCGTGTTGTAAAGGGAACCGCTGTCTACACAGGAACCACTTACACAGTCCCAACCGCACCACTCACCGCCATCACCAACACCCAACTCCTCCTCAACTACACCAACGCTGGCGTGGTCGATGCCACTGCTAAGAATGTCTTGGAGACTGTTGGGACGGCACAGATAAGTAACACAACATCAAAGTTCCCACCTACAAGCATTTACTTAAGCGGAGATGGAAATTATTTAACAAGCCGAAGTTCTCCTGTTTTTAGCTTGAACGGTGACTTCACGATGGAGGCGTGGGTTTATCCAATCAACGCAGGAAGAAGTGCTGACGCTGAAAAATACGGGACGATTGTGTCTTGTGCGGCCGTTGGAGTATCTAATCCAGAATTTTCTTGGTTTATTAGAATAGTTGGTGGGGTTGTAACTGAATATTTCTTAAACCTAAACTTTACAACGGTTTTGCAAGTCACTGGTTTGTCAGTATCTCTAAATGCTTGGCATTATTTTGCGGTAACAAGAAGCGGTACAGGAACAGGAAACCTTAAGCTCTATATTGATGGGACCTTAGTCGGCACAAGTTCTGGAGCAGTTACTCAAAGCGCCACGTTCACATCAGCGCAAACGCTTATGGTTGGGCGTAATGCAGGATCAACTGCATATCAAAATTGGCTTAGTGGTTACTTTCAAGATGTGCGAATCACTCCTGGTTATGTAAGAACCGTGACAACCGTCCCAACCGCACCCTTCCCAGTACAGTGAGGCCCACCATGCTCTACAGTAAAAACGGAAGTATTCCCAAGCCTCACACAGACGGTACAGAGGGCTGGATTGAAGTGCCTGATGCACCGGACTGCCCTGAAGGTATGGAAGTTATCTGGTGGTCGCATGAGTGGGTTGTACGTCCACCAAAGCCAGCAGACAGGGCAGGTTATCAGTGGAACTGGAACCATTCGGACAGGCAGTGGGTAGAGGGTGCTTATCCGGCAACGAGCATTGAAGTTATTACGATTGACCCTGTTTATGCAGACTCAATTACCGCTGATTCTCTAGGAGCTGATTCGGTATGACCACGAAAATCACATCCGCAAACATCACGCAGTCAGGCACATCTGGTATATCCAGTGTGGCGTGGCAGGCCGTGCAGACCACGGGGTTTACGGCTGTGGCTGGCAGGGCTTATCCGTGTAATACAACCTCAGCAGCGTTTACCGTCACGCTACCTGCTAGTCCTGCTGCGGGGAATGTCATCACGCTGACAGATTACGCAGGGACGTGGGCAACGAATAATCTGACGATTAGTCCTAATGGAAACAAAATTAACGGCTCAACAGCAAATGGCATTGTTTCTACCGAGCGAGGTTCTGTAAACCTTGTGTACATAGATTCAACGCAGGGCTGGATTTCTTATGCCTCTAATTTAGCGACAACTATTACTCAGCCAGTTCCTATTGACTATCTTGTCGCGGCTAGTGGCGGGTCTGGCGCAGGATATTTTGGAGGTGGTGGCGGTGCTGGTGGTGTCAAAACCGGTTCGCTTTCCTTAGCCAAAGGAGTTAGTTTTACCGCAACAGTTGGTGCTGGTGTTTCAACTGGAAGTGGTAATGCGTCCTCATTTTCTGGCACTGGTATCACAACAATTTCTACAACGGGCGGTGGTCAAGGTGGTGTTGGTGGCGGGAACGGTACGTTGCGTGTTGCTGCAACTGGCGGTTCTGGTGGCGGTGGTGGATCGTCAAACGTAAGCGGCAATAGTTTTAACGGAGCCGCAGGGACTTCTGGCGAAGGTAACGCTGGAGGTAACTCTCCTGGAGGCTCAGGCAATTACCCCAGTGGTGGTGGCGGCGGTGCAGGTGGCGCAGGAACAAGTCCAGCAAGCACGACCTCAGGCGGCGGTAATGGTGGCGTAGGTATTGAGTGGCCCACAGGCTCTGGCGTTTACTACGGCGGCGGTGGCGGCGGTGCTTGTGGCAACAATAATCCTACCGCTGGCACAGGCGGCAATGGCGGCGGTGGTAATGGTGCCGTGCAATCGTTAGCAGATGCCTCAATAGTGACAGCAGGGTCGGCAGGAAGCGCAAACACAGGTGGCGGGGGCGGGGGCGGGGGCGCTTCAACTAACCAATACGCCAGTGGTTCTGGTGTGATTATTCTGCGTTACCCAGATTCGTATCCTGCGGCAGCGTCAACGACAGGAAGCCCAACAATTACAGTATCTGGTGGGTATCGCACCTACAAATTTACCGGAAACGGAACCATCACATTCTGAGGTAAGGCATGGCTCACTTTGCAAAGCTAGATCAGAACAACGTGGTGCTTGAAGTCCATGTCGTTCACAACAACGAACTGCTTGACCAGAACGGCCAAGAGCAAGAATGGAAAGGCGTTTGGTTTCTCCAAAACTGGTCAGGTGGGTATCCACACTGGAAGCAGACTAGCTACAACGGAAACTTCCGCAAAAACTACGCAGGCATTGGCTACACCTACGACCCCGTTCGTGACGCGTTTATAGCCCCACAACCAACACCAGAAGCTGTACTTGATGAAGCAACTTGTCAGTGGGTTGTGCCTGTGGTTGATTCCATCGGTGCTGATTCTGTATAAACGGACATAAGACATGACACTAAAAATTTGCGTATATGCAATATCAAAAAACGAAGAGCAGTTTGTAAAAAGGTTCTGTGACTCCGCTAAAGACGCAGACCTGATCCTGATCGCTGACACAGGATCAACTGACAACACGGCCAGCCTAGCAAGAGAATGCGGGGCTACTGTCTACGATATATCTGTCAAGCCTTGGCGATTCGATATGGCGCGAGACACTGCGCTGTGCCTTATTCCCGGTGACTACGATGTCTGTGTGTCTCTAGACTTAGACGAGGTTCTTGAGCCAGGATGGCGCGAGGAAATTGAGCGCGTATGGCAACCTGAAACGACTAGGCTCCGGTACAAATTTGACTGGGGTCAGAACATTCTGTTCTATTACGAGAAGATCCATCACCGAGTTGGTTACCACTGGCACCATCCGGTCCATGAATATCCAAGGCCGGATCAACGCACAACAGAGATTTACGCGCAAACCGACAAACTGTTAGTTTCCCATCACCCAGATCCGACTAAAAGCCGCGGTCAGTATTTAGATCTTCTTAGGATGGCGGTAAAAGAAGATCCGCGGTGCCCGCGCAATGCTTTTTACTTTGCTCGTGAGCTTACGTTCTATCACCTTTGGGATGAGGCTATAACCGCACTCAACACCTATCTCGACATGCCAGAGGCGACATGGCCGAATGAGCGGTGCTACGCCATGCGGTTGTTAGGCAAGGCCTATGACCATAAACAGAACCCTTGGGAGGCTTTAAAGTGGTACAGGATGGCGATAGCCGAGGCTCCTGGAACGCGTGAGCCGTGGGTAGACGCGGCGATGTCCTTTTACATGAAGTCTATGTGGAAAGAATGCTTCCACGCGGCTACAATGGCATTGGAGATCAAAGACAAACAACTGGTTTACACATGCGACCCTGAAGTCTGGGGTGCGAAACCGCATGATCTCGCAGCGGTAGCAGCTCATCATCTGGGCTTAAAAGACGAAGCTATAAGACACGGTGTGGCGGCGGTAGATCTATCGCCAGATGACGAACGACTCGTTAGGAACCTTCACTACTATGGACTCTCAAACGCTGCTTAATATCGCTTTTGGCGTTCTCTCTGCTGCATTCGGCTGGTTCTTCCGTGTGGTTTGGGAAGCTCAGCAAGAGCTACAGCGCGACCTTAGAGATTTAGAAAAAGGTTTGCCTCATGCCTATGTTCTAAAGCCAGATTACGAGAAAGACATCAGCGACATAAAAAGTATGCTCGCTAAGATCTTTGACAAGCTAGACCATAAGCAAGACAAATGAGTTTTGAGACAGCATACGACAAAATGATGGTCGATGAAGGTGGTTATATCCTTCATACGATCCCCGGCGATACTGGCGGAACAACGTACGCAGGCATTGCTAGAAACAAGAATCCACAGTGGGCTGGATGGTCGTTTATAGACGCAAAAGAAACGCCGCCTACAGAATTAGTCAGAGACTTTTACCGAGCAAGCTACTGGAATCCTATACGCGGTGATGAGCTTAACCCTGCTATTGCTGAATCCGTCTTTAATTTTGGTGTTAATGCTGGCGTATCAGTCGCAATCAAACTTGCTCAAATTGTGGCTAAAACCTCTCCTGATGGCGTTATAGGTCAAAAGACCATATCAGCTCTTAATGGCATGTCAGAAGAGCTCTTTATCGCGCATTACGCACTAGCAAAGATTGCAAGATACAGAGACATCGTGCAGCGTGACAGGACTCAGATTAAATTCCTCCTTGGTTGGTTAAATCGAGCGCTAAGGCTATGAACCCGCTAGGCATAGGCGCAATCATTGACTCGGTCGGTAAAGTCGCCAGCGACCTTATAACCACGGACAAAGAGCGTTTAGAGCTAGAGCTAGAAGGTAGGCGTATAGATCAGGCAATTGATCTGGCGCAAATGGAAGTCAACAAAACCGAAGCCGGCAATCAAAACTTATTTGTTGCTGGCTGGAGACCGGCCATAGGTTGGATCGGTGCCGCTGCTATGGCCTATCAGTTTTTGCTTTACCCGCTACTAGTCTGGGCGTGGGTTTGGCTGCAAGCCGAGCAAATAGTCCCCAAAGAGGTAAAGCCTCCGCCCATGTTGGACACCGAGGCTTTGTGGGTCATCCTTTCCGGGATGTTGGGGATTGCTGGAATGCGGAGTTTTGAAAAGACGCGTGGTGTAGCTCGGTAAGTTTACGTTTCACCATATCACCTACCGAGTCACCGTGATGTTTTGCTATTAACTCGATCAGCGGTAGCCGCCGAGTCTTAGGCTTCGATAAAAGCCAGTGAGCCCAATCCTCGATGACCAGCGGCATAACCTTTTCGTAAGCTGCCGCAATTTCCTGTCGATCACTGCTCTTCACTTCCTTGATGATCGAAAGCCAGTTCTCCGAGGCTCCAGGCTCGAAATGCTTTATGTTTTTCGATGGTGTCCTCGCACTCTGTTGAGGGCGGCTTCCAGCCGTACTGTCGCCAGATTTCCTCGACGGGCTTGAATGTGCGCGGGGTTCTTTGCTCGGCAATTAACTCTCTCCAGCTCATCCTAATTTCCTTTGCATTGTGTCAACTTCCGCCAAAAAAGTCATTACGTCTTTCTCTAGATCTTCAATGTCTTTGCGCTCTGGTTGAAACCGCACAATAAACAACTGAAGATGCTCGGGCAACCGTGGATCAAACGATACAAAATCAACCCACTCTCTACCGGTACAGGCAAGCTGAGCAAGCATCTGGTGTTTGTGCTCGGAAGGCGGTTCGCCTTTCATCATCCAGCCTAAATGCGTGGAGGTTTTCGGACATTTGATTTCGAGTAGACCATCCGTCCAGACCAGACCATCAGGCGACGCTGCAAACGACTTAATCGTCGGATGATTGACAATAGCAACCTGCTCGACCCAGATGCCTGTTTTGATCTCATATGCGGCTCTTGCAAGCGGTTCATTTGCAGTTCCCCATTCCATGTACGCATTTGTATAAGATTCGATTGGTGAGCCTGTAAGGCGCTCTGTAATGATGTCGGCTATGTAGTCGGCTCGAGTTGCCGTACCTTTCTTTGCTCTAGCGGCGGAGACACGGGAAGCTGTCACCTTCCCGAGCCGAGCAAGTTTCCATTCCTCGGTTCCCTGCTCCATCAGAAAGGTACCTCTTCATCGTTATCTATTTCTGCTTTGGGTCTGCCGCTTAACATCTGCATTTGATCAGCAACGATCTCGGTGGTGTACTTATCGTTACCGTTTTTGTCTGTCCACTTTCGTGTTTCGATACGACCTTCGACGTAAACCTGAGAGCCCTTCTTAACGTACTTATCGACAATCTCGCCTAGCTTTCCCCAGAAAACGATGCGATGCCATTCTGTTTTTTCCTGGCGGCTACCGTCTTGTTGCTTCCAGGAATGTTTGGTTGCTAGCGTCAAGGTACAAACAGCGACTCCTGCATCCGTGTATTTGATCTCTGGATCTTTTCCTGCGTTACCAATGATGATCGCTTTATTCACTGAACCCATAACTTGCCTCTTTCAAATAAAAAACCGATTGTTTTGCGGTGGGCTTCTTCCCACATCGCTTCTTTTTCCTGCTTATTCATTCTGTGCCCTTGGTCTATAGCCATGTGACACCGATAACACAAGGCGGCTATCCTGTAGTCATGAGCCTTTATCCCTTTACCTTTCCCGTCTCTAAGTTGATTGCTGTGCGCGGCAACGACGGTTCCATCTTCCGCGCCGCACAACACGCATTCAAACTCACGAACGGTTTCCAATAGTTTCTGGTTTCTGTACATCATTGGGTGTTCCTAATTTCTGCTCTGGCGTTTGCTTGCTTTTTTTCTGGCCTAGCAAAATCCCCAAAATATTTTTTTGCGCCAATTTTGTATGCTTCGTAAGCCTCTTCTTTTGTGGCATACGAACCAAGACTTATATGTTTCATGTCTTTCATTAACTGGGCTTTCCATTTTCCGCTACCCTTTAAATATGTAACACCTTTAAAACCGCTAGTATTTTTAGAACTTAGGGCGCTATTGGCTACATTTTGGCTTTGTGTGGCCGGTCTTAAATTTTCAATGCGATTATTTGTGGAATCTCCATCAATATGATCTATATATTTTGGTTTGTATTCGTTATGCAAAATAAAAATTGCATGGTGCAAATAAGTGGTTTTGCCATCGATGGAAATTTTCCAGTAAGGCCTGCCGTTGCAATAGGTAAGCCACCCTGCTTTCTTCCCGATTTTTTCACCACCTCTAACAGTGGTTCGGTAAAGAAAACCGTCTTGATAACGGAAATTGTTTTTAAGATATTCAATCATGCTGAACCTCGCATAAGAACCATATGAAGTTGTGGCAGGCAGTGGTTCAGTCTGCTTTTCCCCCGCTAAAGGTAGCCACAACCGCATTCTACATCGTAGATTTATCAAGCATTCGGTTATTTGCCGATTCAGTGCGAAAAATTTCTATCCTGGCCTGAGCAGCAACAAGATCCCATCGTAACTTTTCTTCTATCGCCACGGCTATTTTTAAGCCCTCTAAAAGCTCCAAATACTCAGGGTGAGCGTACGCATCACGCTCTTGGGCAGAGATCGGCTGAGCGGTGTTTAGCTGCATTAGCAGGGCTTTCTTGCTCTTTCTGAACTCTTCTAGATACACACGTTGAGCCCTAGCGTCTGCAAACTTTTCAGCGTGTTTTAGGATGTAATCAACCGCAGCATGTGGGTCTCTCATGAGCACCTCAATATTTCAATAGAAGAATTTGTGGTGCAGGATTTATAAGATTGTTTTCCCCAGGTGCCTGACAAATAAGCAGTAATTGCACCAGATAACGCTCTTGGATCAAAATCGTTAAAAGGGATAACAACAACGTCACCAATTTTTGCGTTAACCAAAAAAGGCTTGAAGTAATTAGACATAACTCCCGGTTTGTACCTTGATTGTTTTTTTGATTTTTTTTCAACAGGAAGCTCTCCGTATGTTTTTCCTAATTCGTCAATTACAAAATATTTGCATCCAGACGCGTTAAGCAGTCTTAACGCTTTATCTATAGCTAACGCTTTTACTGTGTTCATTGCCCGATCCCTAAATCTTTTTTACGTTGATCTTTAACCTTGATGATCTGTTTCTGAAGGTTAGGATAATCCTTGTATTCGTTGTAATACTTCTCATACACATCTTTTAAGGTCTCTTTGCTAGCTGCCGCGATTAGCATTAGTTTTTCTGTGAACTCTGGAGTTTCTGCTTCATGTGTGGTTGCGTCGGCATCGTTATCGCCTTCAGTTGGTATACAGAACGTCTGGAAGGCTGCGTATTTATAAGCAGCGGACATAGCCTTGTTAGTAGCCTTATCGCCTGAATCCATGGCTTCACCAAACGTCTTAACCGTGTGCTTGGTTCCGTCATGCGAAGAGACAAAATCAAACTCAGCCTCAACCACGACATAAAAGAGTGACGATCCGGTTTTGCCCATGCGCTCAGACACTTCTCGGCGCATAACCCGAGGCAGGATCACCAGACCGTGTTTGCTGATGATCGGAGCTAGTGCGTTGTAAACGTCATCAATGCCACGAAAGTTGTAAGACTGCTGAGCATTCTTGCGGTCTTTAGAGATTCCATGCTGGCAAAGATCGGCCGATACTTTTGCGATTAAGTTGTAGACGTTCATTTTCACCTCACGAACAGAAACATTAGAACTCCGTAAAACATCCCCAATGCTATGTAGGCCAGCCATTCTATTTTCCTCATATCAGTTTCTTTCATAAAAAAAGTTTTGCTGCGGCTTGTTGCTCAGATTCCGGGAGTCGCAATATCCAGTATTTAACTAGCGCTCGGTTTTGCAAAGGTCGTTCAACTGTACTTTGCATTTCACGCTCTAGACTTTGGATGTTCAGCGTGTTAAGGTAAAACTTGTGAACATTAGATTTTGGGTCAAATTTATGCGGATCGACACCAACAAACAATTTTAAGGCTTGATCTTTCGACCATGTTTTATAGCGTCGCCATTTTGCTGTATTTACAGCTAATTCTTGTTTTAGCTGATCAGGCGTTCTAATGTTGTAAGGCTTGGGCGGCTCAATAAGTTCTGTATCCATTGCTTCTCCGTTGTTTGTTACGAAAACCAACTATAGAACAGGTATCTTTAATTTATGCACACGAGCAGACGAAAGGCAGAGACAAGCAGATGAGCGGTAAATCACCAACGCAACGGTCACTGGAAAAGCTCAGATCTGAAGGCTATCTCTGCCAGATTGTCGAGCGCTGGAACCCACACGCCAGGATCAGGCAAGACCTATTCGGCATAGGCGACATACTGGCTATAAAACCCGGTGAGACGCTCTTGGTGCAGACTACAAGCCGAGGTAATGTTGCTGCCAGGGTAACCAAGATACAAGAGTCAGAGCATCTGTCTGCGATCTTGGCCGCAGGGTGGAAGATCACCGTTCACGGATGGGGAAAGCTAAAAGCAGGATGGACTTGCAAGATTGTGGATTTCTGAATACGATTGTTGAGTAGTACGCAAAGGCTAGGGTAGCTCCCGAAAAGCGGTCTCATCACCCGCCTGCCCTTTGCACCATCAGTGATGACAACCTTTGATGAGAGGTGATTATGGCGAAGTCTTATCGCAGCCAATATCTCGATCCGAGATGGCAAAAAAAACGTCTTGAAGTTTTCCAGGCTAATGATTTTTTATGCAGCGTCTGTAAGAGCGGTGAGAAAACATTGCACGTTCATCACAAGCAATACATATCTAACCGCGATGTATGGGATTACGAAAATGAGCAGCTAGCTTGCCTGTGCGAGACCTGCCATAAAGTTTTCCACGACAGCAGTGACTTATTAAACGAAATTATCTCAAGGCTTCCTGACGAGCCAGCATTTAGAAATGAAACGGCTTTTTTGATTGCTGGCTTCCAGGCCGTAAGCGTTTGTTTACCCGAAGACAATCCAAACGCAAAACTTGTATACGAGCTAGGTAAAAGCGCAAGACAATTCTTTTATGCGGCTTGGAATTTTTATCTGAATAAAGAAGAAGGGAAAGCTAAATGAAAAGGCCTTCCTTTCAGTTTTATCCGGCAGATTGGCTAAGAGATACAGGCCTTAGATCTTGTTCTACCGGAGCCCGAGGGCTTTGGATTGACATGATTTGCTTCATGCACGAAGGTAAACCTTATGGTCACCTTAAGGTTGGCGATAAGGTTATCCTTCCCGATAACCTTGCCCGTATGGTTGGTGAGACCATTGAGGTTGTTAACGCTTGGCTTAACGAATTAAAGGTTGCTGGCGTTTATGACGTTGCCGAAGATGGTTCTATATGCTCACGGCGCATGATTCGTGATGAAAATCTTAGAGAAATCAGGGCTTTAGGCGGAAAGAAGGGTGGTAATCCAGCTCTTGTTTCTAAGGGCAAGGTTAACCTTGAGGATAACCATGAGGTTATAAAAGAGGTTAAACAAAAACCAACCCCTTCATCTTCTTCTTCATCTTCATCTTCTAATAAGATTAAAAACATTATTGTCGAGAAGCCAGAAGGTGTTTCCGATGTTCTCTGGAGGTCTTACAAAGAGCTGCGAAAACAGAAAAGGGCTCCGCTTACAACCGCAGCATTTGAAGGCTTAAAAAGAGAGGCTAAGTCGGCCGGCATGACTATTGCTGAGGTCTTTCAGATTTCATGCGAAAGGGGATGGGCCGGATTTAAGGCTGAGTGGATAACTGACGACATAAGAAAAGACAATCACTACAAGAATGCTATTGATGTCATCTTTGGCAATAAGCGAGAGATCGACATTACACCCCACCAAGATCTGCTGGAGGGCTAATGGACATTCAAGTGATTGAGATCATCTTTAAGAAGATGGCGCTTACCTATGGCAAGGCTTTCGTAGATCAGTACAGAGACGTTCAGATCCAAGAAGTCATGCAAAACTGGGCTAAAGAATTGTCTGGTTTTAGACCACATGAGATTGCTTACGGTCTTGAATGCCTGCCGGATAGGCCGCCGAACGTCATACAGTTTCGCGCCGTTTGTCGGATGGCACCGCCGCCTATCGTGAAAATGCTTGCCGCTCCGATTGATAAAGAGCGAGGATTGCAAGAGATCAGCAAACTTAAATCACTGATGAGGCGAGCATGAAAGACGAGAAAGTAGACCAAACCATCAAGAAAGCGGTTAAGGCTGGCAAATGGCCGTTTCCTGCGTTTGTAGGTAACAAATGGGTTAAGCCTAAAAAGATTAAGCCTGAGCCTATTCCTTTTGAACCAGCTCCGTTTTGAGGTAACTATGAAAGAACATCACGAATTAGTAAGTCAGTTGGCAAAGCCAGGGCAAGAAATCATAGACGAGCTAACACCTATGCAGGCTTACGCATTGCACATGGCGATAGGCGTATCTGGTGAGGCTGGCGAGCTTTTAGACACGATCAAAAAGTTTGCGATCTACCAAAAGCCTCTGGACTTCACGAACCTCATAGAAGAGCTAGGCGACATTGAGTTTTATCTACAAGGGATTCGGCAAGCATTCTGCATAGACCGCGAAGACGTTCTGCAAGCGAACATAGAGAAACTCAGAAAGCGTTACGGCCAGACGTACAGTAATGCAGCGGCAATTGCGAGGGCTGACAAATGAAAAGCCGAGGTGAAATCGTAAGAGAGCTGGTCAAAGACCCGTCACTCAGGGTTACAGACATTGCAAAGCAGACTGGTTACAACAAGGGTCACGTCTCAAGATTACGCCAGCAAGCAACTAAGAAAGAATGGATTTCACTGACGGATCAGGAGATTGAAGATCTAAGTTATCTGTCCCAGAAAATCGACGAAAGTAATGCACCCTGGTTTGACCGCTGTGGTTTTGCCCGAGCCATTGAAGCCAAGCTAAAGGAAAAAAACGCATGAACCAGCAAGAAGTGTTAATGCTTGCAAAGACAATGGGTGTGATGATCTCTGGTCGGCCTGAGTTTGAGCAATCGGTTGCGAGGTTTGGCAAGCGAATCATCAAGCGCTTTAGACCGCTAACTAAAACCCAGAATATTTACTTGGACGCGCTGGCCGAGCCTAAGTCACTGCAAAACTTAGCCGATCAATTTGGCTGCACACCACAGAACGCGCTCAAGATGATTAGGGCATTAGAAGCCCGCAAGCTGATCTCGAAAGAGAAACTATTCAAGCAGCACGTTGGAGCATGGTCTTACTACTACCAAAGAAAATCATGAGCGGCGATCACAACATGAGTGATTCCATCAAATGGAAATCAACGATGACCGATGGTCAGTCAAAGGTTCTTGCTTACCTGAAGAAACGTAAGACACCGGCGACTCTGAAACAGGTTCAGTTGCAGATGAAAACGGACAAAAGATCTTGCGACAGAAATCTTAGGAACTTGACCAGAAAGGGCTACCTAAAAACAAAGGTAATCGTGAATGTGTTAGGGAAAGAACGTGTTTACGAGTTTGTAACCGACAAGGTTGAAGAAAAACCCGTGGTCAAAGAAAAGCCCAAGTTTCACAAAAGCAGAGTCACCGTAGAAGCAAAGTTTTATAACAACCCGTTTAACATAGGACAATGACATGAAAATAGAAGCAAAGATGCAGGAACATGACTGGGTAAACGTCTACCACGCGCATGACATCATGATCGTGCCGCACTACAGCAAGAAAAAGACGTTCGTTCTTCCTGGCGGGCGTGAGATAAAAGAGCAGACGCTTATCGACAAGGGTTACAAACAAGCGACTTCTTACTTGTGGCCGAGGCCGGCGTGAAAACCTACATAGCTGGCGAATCCAATTGGCGAACGCCGGACGATGAAATACCGCCGCGAGGGGTAAAGATGCTTTTACTCAACGCTGGAGGTGTTTGCGTGATCGGAACGTGGACTGACTGGGCTGTGGCATGGGCTCCGCTGCCCAAAGTTCCTGAGCACATAAAAACGATTCTTATGTCAAAGCATTTGAAAGGAATGCCATGATTTCAGAGATAAAACGAGACGAGATAATTAGGATGGCAAAGATTGCCAAACTACCAACCTATTTCAAGACAGGTGAGCCAGTGAATCTAAAAGAGCTGGAAGATTTCGCTGAGCTTGTAAGGTTCAACGTAGGAGAAGCGAGGCTCAATCACTGTATTGAGCTTTTAGAGAAACGTGGTCACAAAGATGCAGCAGACTTACTAAGGGGCGAGGGATGATTCCATTTACTTTTCCAACGGCAAGACGCACAGACCCGCTGACTTCACTCATGGCGGCAATCGGCGCAAGGTTTAAGGCTAGCAACCACAGTCGTACCGCCCTACTTGCTTTACTGGAGCACAACAACCTTACCGACTATGAGCTTGCAGATAAAACCGGCCTACAGCAGAACAGCATAGGCAAGCGCAGGAAAGACTGCCAGGATGCGGGATTAGTAACACATTACCGAGACGACGACGGAAACAAGGTAAAGCGACCTGCTCCGAGCGGAAGTAAGGCTTACGTTTGGATGCTGACCGACCGAGGCGAAGAACTGGCTAATCAAATCAAGAGGGAACTATGAAAGAGCAAGCAAGGCAAGCATTTCTAAATTCACTGACGGAAGATCTCAGCGACTTCGACAAACTCATGCTTCAAATCGACGAGATCTGTGAAATGGCCGAGGATCTGTCTCTGAGAGCTAGGCAGCTAGCCGACGAAGCAGAAGAACAGCTTAGGAGGTTGAGAGGTGAGTGAGTGGGACTCGGTAAAAGGCATCGTAGAGCCCTGGAGAAGGCTTACAGTCGAAGAAATGAAGTCTGTGGGTAGAAACCTACTCACAAAGCAAAACGAGGCTGAGATGCTGATTTACGCGACTCGAATCGAGGCGTACATCATGGCATTGAATTCGTCAAGAAGTGGGAGTAAACTCAAAAAGTGACTCCTTCCCCTGGTTGCCCTCTCCGCGAGGGCTTTTTTTGGAGCGCTTATGTCAATAAGGCTTAAATTCAAAGAAGAGCCGGTAACCACTGGCGCTTTTATCATGTGCCTGCTGCATGGAGTCACGAACGCTCACATTCTCCACTTGCAAAGCCAAAGCTACGCTCAGCACAAAGCCCTGGGCTCTTTCTACGAGGATCTTGGCGACTTGGTGGATTCCGTGGTTGAGCAATGGCAAGGGCTAAACGGAAAACTAATTAGCTACCCGATTGAGTACAGACCACCACAACAAACGCCTAAGGCTGAGCTGGAGTACATGCTTGGCTACGTCAAAGACTACCGATCAGTCATGGGCTCAGACTCGGCCATACAAAACAGCATCGACGAGATTGAAGCACTGATGCAATCAACACTATACAAACTTACGTTCCTAAAATGAGAATAGAAAAGGCTTTGGAACATCTAGCCAACGAGAAAGACTTCATCTTCCAAGCAATACACAATCAAGATGATTTACCTTACTCGCTTTACTGTTTATTCAACGCTCTTATAGAGCGCGAACAGTTAGAGTCAATCACAAGACACATGACTAGGAAGGAAGCGGATCTATTCCTAGACCTCGCCACATACTCATGCCACGAACGCCCAAGCAGACAACCTGCCGGGAGTTAGGCTGCTCCAACCCCAAGGTCAACAACTCTACATTTTGCGGCATCCACGGAGGTGCCCTATCTGAAGATCGCAAGTCATTTAACAGGCTTTACAACAGCAAGCAATGGAAGCAATTCAGACAGATCCAACTGTCTAAGCATCCGATCTGCGCTCGCTGCCAAAGCCTGGGGAAAATAGCGCCGGCTCACCATGTTGACCACATCTTCCCGCATAAGATGGACAGGGAAAAGTGGATGGGCAACCGATTCCAATCTTTGTGCCACGACTGCCACTCAGTCAAAACAAACCTAGAAAAGAAGGGCGAAATCCACGATTATGTGGAGCAAAAGGTTTACACGGAGTAAAAAAATATTTTTGCCGAGCGAAAAAAATTTCCGGGCGTGATTTTTCACCGGCCGGCCGGAAAAAGCCTGGAACATTTCCCAGAATTTTTTTCAAAATTTTTTTTTAAGCAGCTGGGATCAGAAGTGAAACCGACGGGCGGTCGATTTTGGGGGATGAGACTGACCAGCGGCGGATTCTGACCGACGAGCGGTCGGTCGGCGCCGGATCGCGGCACGATCGGCAATGCGGCATGATAAGCGCACTCGAGCGGCCGGTAAAGCCGGATCGGCGGACCAGTAGGCGGATTTTGAGCGATAAACGGCATTTTTGAGCCCCTAGTCTAGATCCGGTGGCTGACTGCTAAGCGCATAGGCTAAAGCTCCCGATTTAGTCTCAAAAAGCGCCACTACGGGCACGGGCTCGCCGTCGATGATCCATTGCGCCACCCATTGCCCGCGAGCGTTAACGTATAGGCGCACTGCGCCACAATCCCTTTTGATAAGCATAAAAACCCCTATAAAAGCCCGAGGGCATAACCGGCCAACACGGCCACGAAAATGCTCAGGCAATCCCTAAGCGCTTTCGTAGGCGCAGGCAAGCGCAACCCAGCGCAGGCAGCATTACCAAGCGCAAGCCCGCGCAACCATTGGGAAAGCGCAAGGCAAGCGCAAGGCAACGCAACCCAGCGCAAAAGCCCCCTAAGGTTTAATGCTTAGGGTTTTGCAGGCACAAAAAAAAGCCCCTAAGGGCTTTAGACTATTTTAAGGACCATCCAAAGGGCCCCAGTAATTCACGGTCCTTTAATTCACGGGCTTGCGCCTTCGTGCATGATTTATCGACGAACCGCGTATAGCCGGTTTTTTTATCAAGGCAGACAAAAACTCCAATGATTTGATAATTCAAATTT